CTCCGTTTGTTTGTTTCGCTGTTACTGACAGCTCATCAGTCATATTTAATAATATGATACAAACACAATTTCAAATTGTACTGGCTAAGAGCAATGACGCTGAAGCACTAGACCGACTCTATAACCTATAGGCTACCTGTTGCGGTGTCCCTCTTATTGACTGTGGGCTCTATGCGGCTGAGCCTGAGAGAAGCTAGTTAGACTCTAAGCTCAAGGGCTGTCACCCCTGTTAGCACTTGGTAGAAATCTAAAAAACTGAACATAAATAACTTATACATGAAACGGATTTAATTAGTAATGCTATTATTGCATAACAGCTATGTTCATATTGCATGGCTTATATCGTGTAAATTGTGAATTGTGAGTTATTGAGATTATGGCAGAATTGCCTTAATTAGAATTGTTGTACTTACTTAATATTATAAATTTAATTATAAATATTTAATTGCGGTGCAACCTATTAGAGTCAACCAATAGCCAACCAGTGCGGCTATAGTAAACATCTTAAACTTGTTCATGTCTTGTCTTCTTATCTTGTTAGTTGTTAGTGTGTAAGTAGTGAGTAGGTAACCTGTATATATACCTGTTGAACCCTTGCTCTATCTTATATGGGAACTTTACTCACTGCACCACCAAACCAAAAAAACAGACAAGCACGAAGACAAGCAAAAATATAAAAAACCTAGAACCAAAGTTAATTAATGTATGCAACGGATATAATGTCCTTTTTTTGCCCTTGGTTTACTTGTTTTTTTGCCCTGCAACTGCGACTAAATGCAACCCTATGGGGAAAATCCACCCTCGCTACAGTGATATACCCCTTCATATTTTTTTATTAATTATTTAGGTATCGTTCTTCAGTCTCTCTTCTAGTCTTAAAGTCATCTTTAAAATCTAATAACTCGCTAGTAACACCATTCCAGTCATTGTTTTGTAAATGAGACAAAAATGTAGGAGTTCTAGTTAAGTTACCATATTGAAAGCCAATAGAAGCTACAACAGTCTGTTGTTTAGTGTTTAAATCATTAAAATTAAACCCTGTATGTTTTTCATATTGTTGTATAATACTAGCAGTATAATGAGCTTTACTTCTTGAATTAATTAAAGATTGTTCTTCTGCTGATAATATTAATGGCTGTTCTTTTAAAAATTTTTCAGCATTTTTACCAGACATGCTAGTATAAGGTACTAACTTATCTACTAATTCACTAGACAATCCCATTTTAACAAGACTCTCTCTATTTTTTTCTTTTAAATCAAATCCCATGGCTACAGTTACCCCAGAGTTATCTGTAGGTACTTTACCATAAATAGTATTACCTTCTAATTCACCTATAAATTTCCAGTCAATTTTATTCTCACTCATATTATATAAATCTGTCCTTTTGTATTTCTGTTCCGATTGTGTTTTCCATAAACTTCTCCAAGTCTCTGTCCAATAATTCATTTTTATGTTGGTTGTAGGATAAGATTTGGTCTCTGTCCATACGCTCAACCCAAGCATTAGCGGCAATAGCCACAGCATCAATTTGGTCATCATGTCTCAAAGCTCCCTTGTCTCTAGTCAACCTAGTCATCTGTCTAAACAACTGATGGTCAGGTTCTAATTTAAAGTCTTCTTTAATAAGTAAGTCATCTACCACAAGCCTATGACTATTCATAATTGGCTCTAAGGTATCTATAATACGCTTCTCTTTTTGTATATTATGTCTTACTTCTTCTATTTCGCATGGGTGTACTTTAGCCATTATAGGTTTTAACAACTGTGTTGCCATACCGTCACCAAAGTTACTCTCAATAACTACATAGTTTACATCATTTTTCTTAGCTATATTAGACAATCTATACAAAGTATCTTCATCATAGCCACCATCTAATGCACCTACAGAGGTCAAATATAGCACTCCATGAAGCATTTTAAGCACCGCATACGCTGTTTTGTCCTCTCCACGACCACTAGGGTCAATAGACATAATAGTGCCCTCAAATGGTGTAAATTCTTTAGACATATTCATAGGTGCTACGTAATAGTCACCTTTGAGTCCCACATTAGGTAACTCAGGGTCTATAGCTTTTATTTGTTCAGGAGAACTAGCCCACTGTATTTTAGCAGGAGCTTCCTTCCATGTAGAACAACCAGATGCTACAATTAAATCATTTAATTTAAGAGGGTATCTGTTAGCGTCAGACATAGTAGTGTCTAACATAAACTGTAAGTTGAATCCACTTTTACCGTAACTTGAAAGTCTTTCCATAAGGTCTACCTCATCAAACCTTTTAGGGTCTGTAGGTTTACCTTCTAATTCTTTTGTGTCTACAATCATTTCAGCCAATTTATGACCATAACCAATTCTTTGTTTTTTATCAGGATATAGTGCTGTCCATATTCTAGTTTTAAAACCTCTTTCTTCTAGGTCATTGTATAATGACATTTCTGTTTGAGGTGTACCTAGAAATATAATACGTCCTACTTCTGGTTTTATGATTGCATCAAATTCTTTTACTGTCTCACCAAGTCTATCACGCATAAGTTGCGTCTGTGAGTTGTTAGCGGACTCTACGTCATCAGCAATAATTAAATCTGCACGTGAACCTGTAAGTTGTCCTGTGATACCCATAGACTTAACACTTGGTGCATGTGATGCTAACGCAGGTGCTACATCAAAACTAATTTTTGAATGTCTTTGGTTATCTCTAGGTATTAAATGAGACAATAAAGGCATCTCACCTATTAACCTTTGTGTAAATGTACTGAAATCATCAGCCCTACTTTTAGAAGCAGATACAACTAATATGTTACGTTGTGGGTTTAGAAGTAATTGATGACAGACAAATGCTGAAGTAATCCATGATTTGCCTACACCCCTAAAGGCTTCTATAACTAATCTCTTGTCAGATGACTGAAGATAGTCTGCTATATCGTATTGTATAGGTGTTGGTTCTGGTAGATTTAAGTGTTTCCAACATAAATACAAAAAATTTTTAAAGTTCTTAATTCGTTTATCCATTTGTATCAAACGGTACGTCATCTAAAATGTTGTCAGTTTTTTTATTAAGATTATCTGTACTATAAGTTTTACAGACTTCTAAACATACCTTCATTTCTGAAGCGGTTAGCTCTTCTCCTGATTTTAATTTTGTATATGCGTGTTTAACTAATAACTCTGGTAATTCTTTGACAATATCATCTATACTAACGACCTTGTCCGTTGTATTTTTTGAAGGTGCTTCTTTTGTTTGGTCTTTTTGCATGTCTTCCTTTTCTCTTCTTAGGTTTATCTCGTAATTCTACAAGATTAAAATTTATTCTAGCCATAATTAAGGTGTGTGATATTCCATTAAACGAGATTGTTGTTCATTTTGAACTTCTCGTTGTAGTTTTTCTTTATCTTTTTTTAATTCGTTTATTTCTTTTTTTTGATTTTCTATAATGTCGTCTTTGCTTGGTTGTATTAAGTCTGTAAGACTTTTATCCATAGAGCTCCTAAGTTATTTTAATATTAATGTTTTAATACTTTTTTCACCCATGTATATTTCTGTTTCTGCTTTAGATTTAATACATTGATATTCTACATTGTTACCAGTATTTGAACGCATAGCAATTCTTTTACCTTTTAAACATTTTGACATACTATCTTGTATTCTGTGTTCTTTAATTTCACCATTAACAATCATAAGTAAAGCAATAACTGTTTCAATCATATTATTTTACCTTTGTTAATACCTTTTTTAATTATATATTTTTGTGTGCCGTTAGCACCTATCTCTACTTCTTTTTTTAAGTCTTTAACAAAACCCATTTGCTTTGTTTTTTTACGCATATCATTGATATATTGGACAATTTTCTTAGTAACTCTTCCCATTTGCTCTTACCTTATCCTTTAATTCTTCAATATCATCAAGAGCTTTTTCTAATTGTTTTTGGGTAAACTCAATATTAACTTTATTAGTCATATTTTGTTCTTGTGTGTTCTGTAATTTTTCTACAGTTTTATATAGCTCTTCTAAAAGCATGAATTGTTCAGAATCAGTAGTAGTTTGTTCACTCTTTTTAAGTAAATCAGAGTTCATTAACTCTCTTGACGTTTCTAAACTTGTTAATCTTGCAGTAACTTCTGTATATGCAAACACTCCCATAACAACACCTGCTATAATACCTATCATATTTTTAATAGGCATACTTACTGCTGTGTCTTGTGAGATTTTCATATTAATTACTTTTTAACTAATGAGCCACCAAAGTATAAACCTATGATAGCTGATACTAGGTTAGTATCTAAAGGTGTAATAACTAAACTATTAGAAGATAGTGTTACCCATTTCATTATTTCTTTTTCAGGTATAAAGAAAAATGCAGGTTTAAATTCTAAATAACCTACAATTACGCTTACATCTGGTTGAAATATAGGCATTAATTTAGGTAGTAATATAATTGCAAAGACAGCAGTTAAAGCTATAATTCTTCTAGTCCACTGAAAACCTTTGTTGTCATATTCTCTAGCTTCTTTAAAACCTTGTTGTTGTACTTCTGCTCTTTGTATAAGCATTTTTTGTTCTGCTTGTTTTGCTTTAATACTTTGTGACCAGATGCTCATAACTCCACCAAGAACGGTAGAGCCCAACATTGTTATCATTTCAAATGGCATATCTTATATCCACCATAATATTATTGACCATATAGCAAAAGCTATACATACTTTTTTGTTATCTTTAATTTTTGTTACAACATGGTTTTTCCATTGTGTAGGCGTTTCTCCATATATCATCATACTGATTCTCCTATTTTTTTACATTGCATTGATATTACTATTTGTCTTTTCATAAACTCTTCATGGACTGACATACCAATAGAAGACACAGTATTTACACACTGTTCTTCACTTGTTAATTGTTTTGTTAAAGGTAAGTCACCTTCTAAACATAAGTTTTGTCCATTTACTGCTAATACACATAGTATTGCTGTTATTTTAAACATTACTTTTTCCTTTTTTTCTTTTTTGATATAACTAAGTTTTCAATATTTTCTATAATTTTATCAAGAAAGCCAAAAAAACTATAAAGAAATCTATCAATCATTTTACTTAAATTGGAATACACCAATAATTGTTCCGATAATTGTACCTAAAAATACTAATACTTTTACCATACCCTTACCTGTTGATACATCATTTCTTAAACTCTTAACTTCTTTTCTTAATTCATTTATATTGTCGTTTAATACTTTCATTCGTTCAGCACAAAGTTTCTCATGGCTTGAAAGTCTAACCCCAGTAGCTACTTCACTATACTCTTTTGGTGTTATCTTTTTTCTAGCCATTAGAATGATATAGTTCCTGTACCTGCTGTGAAACTAATAACTGTATCTGAACCAGATGTATTAGTTGAGTAAGTTCCTGTTATTCCAGTTTTTGCATTGTAAGCAGTAGTTGGCATTCTTAAAATAACTATTCCAGAACCACCATTACCACCATTTGAATGATTATTACCAGAAGTAGATGAACCTCCACCTCCACCACCAGTATTAGCAGTTCCATTTCCACCATTATTATTGCCACCTGCCGCACCTGCCGCACCACCGCCAGATGTTGCTGAACCTTGACTATAACTTGCAGAAGAACCTGCCGCACCACCACCTGCTCTGCCTACTGCAGAACCAGTAATTGATGAAGTTAAACCATTACCTCCATTAGGTGCAGAACCTGATGAACTATTACCACCTGCTGAACCTGCTCCTCCTCCTGCACCACCAGAAGAATTACTACCTCCAGATGCTGATGCACTACCTCCTGCAAATCCTTGATTAGATGTTCCTGCTCCACCTGCTTGACCATAAGAACCACCACCACCAGAACCACCAGAAAATCCTGCATTACCTTGCGTGTGTGCGGCTTTACCGCCACCGACAGATACTACATTTGTTATATCTGAACCACTTATACTACTATCGCCACCATTAGAACCATTGTTTGTTCTTGATGTATGACCAGTTCCACCTGCTCCTACTATTGCTGTATATGTTGTTCCTAAATTAAAAGTTAATGGAGTTTCAGTTGAGCTACCTTGACCAGATGTTTCAGAGGCATAAGAATTTCTATATCCTCCTGCTCCGCCACCTGCACCCCCAACAGTTTCTCCATCTCCACCACCGCCACCGCCACCTGCGATTACTAGGTATGATACAGTTGCTGAAGTAAAATAAGATGAAGATAAACTAAATTCTCTATCTGTTGTTTGACCTTGTGCGTCTGTTGCTCTAATTGTAAATGTGTGAGTTCTTGCTGATGTGCTTGAACCATCAAAATCTGTTGTTGTGATTGCTCCTGTAACATTATCTAAAGCACAATTTGCTAAAGACGCATTTGTTAAAACATTTGTTGTTTCAGTATAACGAATAGTATCTCCACTTGCTGATACTGTTGCTACTGTTCCAGAAAAATTTCCTGCTTTTGTTCCTAAAGAACCTGCACCTGTAGACCAAGTAGGTAAATCTGAAACTGTTAAAAAGTTTGCACTAGATAAACCTGCAAGAC